ACTGGACCGATAATTCCGCCATTAGACATAGCTTGAATCTCCCGGTTAACTTATAATTTCGTATGAGATCAAACAAACTAGATCACTATTTGCACTAGCGAGTCCAGAAATTATTTCATTTTCTTCTAAATAAAAAGAAGAATTTTTATCTACTAAATTTAATGCCGCATCAGCGGGAACTGATATAGTGCTACCAATAGCTCTAGTATTAGTACCATCATAATAATTAATTGTTACATCGGCAGCAGATGTTCCATCAATGTTTGTAACTAATATTGAATTAATTTTAAAAACTGTATTTGCTGTTGCTGTAACTAAGTTAGCACTTGTTGTAGTAAGTGCAAATGTATCTGTCTTTCCGTAGATTGAAGTTACATTTACTATATTCGGGTTTGCCATTTTTCTTTTCTCCTATTATCCAAAAATCATTGCCATAGCAATGGCTTTTCCAGTTGAAATTCCAGCTGCTCCAAATGATAATTGTCCACTACCATTTGTTAACAAAGCTTGACCATTAGTACCATCAGTTGAAGGTAAAGTAAAGTATGTTGATGAACCATTATTTCCTATTCTAGTAACATTTACGTTACCTAAATCAGCCATAACATCATACATTACTGTTCCATTTGTATATACTAAAGATTTAGAACCTTGTGGAATAATTATTCCAGTTCCACCAGTTGGTGCGAAAGTTAAATTAAAAGCTCCAGAAGTATTATTAAATACTACATATTGATTTTCTACAGCATCTGTAAATACATTAATACTTCCAGTTAATGCACCTGTAAATTCAAGTACAGCATTATGAACCTGATCATCTGTAGTAGAATCATCAGTGTTAGTTGTAGAAGTATTAGAAGTTAATGTAACGTTAGCAGAACCTGCAACGGATACAGCTTGATATCCTTTTACAGAGGAATCAACTCTATTAAAAACATAATTTACTAAATTACCCCAATTTCCTGAGTTTTCACCAGAACCTTGTCTTTCTAATTTTAATCTTGATGTATATGTTGAAGCCATATGTATTTATACTCTTAAATTTTATATTTGTAAATAATATTCATTTGTATGTTATTGTCTAGTGAATATTCGTCCAACTTTCAGCATTAGTATTACTTGTTATATGAGTCCAAACCTCTGTATTAGTGCTTGTATCTATATTATCCCAGAATTTTAGAGTAGCTACAGTTACATTAGCAGTTTGACCTGTTATAGTTAAAAAGTTGTTAGAATTAGCTATAACGTTTCCTACAAAAGTAGTAGCTCCGCTACCAGTTAAAGAAAGAACTTGATCAGCTCTAATATCTATTGTATTAGCTGTTACATTAGCCTGAGATCCAGTAATAGGAATAGTATTGTTTAATACTAAAGTAATATTTCCTAAATTTGTGTTTAATTCAAATCCTACTATATCAACTTTATTAGCAGTTCCTGTTATAACATCTCCTACAGATACATTTAAATCTATTTCAGCACCAGTTTGAATCGTAATAGATCCACCTGCTGCTATTGATATAAGACCTAAATTTGCATTTAATGATTGTCCACTAATAGTAACATTAGCTTCATTAAGTACAATTACACTATTTAAAGATATATTTGCTAATTGACCACTGATTGAAATATCAGCATTAGCAATTGTAATTACATTACCTACACTTGCTGTAAGTTGAGTTAAAGTTGAAATTGCAAAAACATTTCCAGTTCCTGTAAGAACTGCACCATGACCTATGTTCCAGGCGCCACTTGACCATTCATCGGCGTTCCAGTAACCACCAAAATCTATTTGAGTTTCTAATTCTTGACCAGTAACATTTGCAAGAGCATCGGGAGTTGTATTCCAAGCTCCTATGTTATACCCTAGCCTGCTCCAACCATCTTGCGCTGTTGGCATAGGAGTTTACCTCTCTATGCTATACGAATTAATCCGTTAGTAGCATCAGCGTTTGGAAACTGTAGCTCGAATGTTCCGTTTGTAGATGTTTTAACACCACCAAAATCTAAAACTGCAATTGCAGCATTACTTAAAGTATTATTATAAATTAAAGCAGCTTGTGCAGAAATAGTTGCATTAGCAAATGTAACGTTATCAGCATCAAATACTGCAGTAGTTCCTGATACAGTAATTGCAACGTTAGTTAATGTAGCTCCACCAGTTGTGTAATTAGTTCCAGATGATGAAATTTCATTACTTGTAGTGTATGCAGTAGTGTTTTGATCTAAAGTAGCAAGGTTTGAATATAAAGCACACTTTAATGTACTTGCAACTAAATTTGCTCCTGGCTTCATTAAGTCTTCCTTAAATGTAACCGTGATAGCTTGTGTAATCGGCATTTTTTATTGTCCTCCAGTTAAAGTGTTTTCTCCAAGTGGGCTACCAGGAAATTTAAAGTCCGTTCTTCTTCTTCTACGAGCTTCATTATTAATAGCAGTCACACTCTCAACATATTTTTTGTTGTAGATATTATAGTCTTCCATGTTCTTTGTAAAGATATTTGCTTCAGCTAGACAACCATATAAAAGAGCATCTGGAGTATTAGTAGTATAGTAATTAGTTGTATTCGTATTAGATAATGGATTAATTCTTCCTTGATATCCTAATTGAATAGAATAAGCTTGATCAGGTGTAGGAGCTAAATATAACGTATTATCATCAAAATTAGCAAAATATTTAGGTTGAGCTGTTATACTTACATTAGGCCAATATTCTTGTATAAATTCTAATGGTTTAATTTCTAAAAAAGAAACGTTACCGCTTACTGTTATATTAACATAATTAATAAGCATAGGCTCTATTGCCGATGGTAAAGTTACAAATCTATCTCCTGAATAAACAGAAGATGTCATATTTTGATTAAATCCTACTGGATCAATATCTCTTGAAAGTCTAAACTCTGTGTTATCAATAAATGTGTCTAATTGATTTGTAAAGTCAGTTCCATTATTTTCAGCCCAAAGTTGTATATCACTCTTTAGACTTGAGTACGTCATTGCCATCTTTTTTATCTCCCGGTGCTACAGTAAATTTAGACCATGCATATCCTTTAAATGCGTAAGTTCCCCAATGAGTAAGAGGACTTAATAAATCAGCGTGTATTTTACCACCAATCTTTTGCCACATTCTACAAAAAGCATAATCTTCACTTAGGTATCTATTACTTTTTTCATCAATAATACAGTCAAAAAATGCATATGTATTTTTAGAAGTAAATCTTTCAGAATTTATGATCTGATCGCTAGTATATTTAAGATTAGGATAAGCTTTCATCATCTTATAAAAGACTTCTTTTTTAATACACATAAAACCAGTAGCTGCATCTAATACTTCTACAAATCCAGCTTTCATTTGAATATCTTTAGGATTTGCAAAATTTAAATTATATCCTAAAGATTTTTGCTCCATATTTTCAAAATCTCCTTTTTTAGCAAGTTCTACAACATGGTTCCAATCTACAGATTTTCTAGCATATACTCCGCAAGCTATATCGTGTCCTGAATCTAATAATCTCCAAATGTTTTTACCTTCAAAACCTATATCGGCGTCTATAAACATTAAATGTGTAAATCTATCATGTGGATCTGACTCACATAAATCTAAAAATTGTGCGACTAAAGTATTTCTAGCTCTAGTAACTAAACTTTCATTTCCCATAGTATTTAATACCATGTGAAAATCATTTTTAGCAGCAACTTGTTGAGTTTGAATAATTCCGTGAAGATAACCTTCATTGATCATTCCTCCATAACAGGGAGTTGCAATTACAACTCCATATTTTTTCTTTTTATTTAATTCATCACTCATTAAGTGACTACTGTAACACTTCCTAGAGATAATGATAACAAATTTGTTGTAGCTTCTGCAACTCCTACCGCTAATACAGCTCCTGATGTATTAGGGTATATAGTCTGTATTTGATCTGGAACACCACCTATGAGTGAATTTGGGACATTTAAACGTGCATTTTCTAATGATGTAGCATCAGTAAAATAAGTTAAATCAAGTTGTGGATGTTTTGGTTCATATTCAGAATCATGT